CAAGCGCATTAAATCATGTTTCCCCATTACATAAATTAGCGCAAGATGAAGGATATTTTATATAAATCATATAGTTAATGTGGTATAATAAAATAATTGATTATTTGTTGAAATAACCCTTGACGGTATCAAGAATGGGTGTATTATAGGGGAATCAACAAATAGGAGAATGGATATGGAAAACAAAAAAATTATCATTTCTACTGCTAAATCAAAACTTGCAAATCTTCTAGGTATGAAAGGTCGCGAGATAATGGCTTCAACTATTTCAACAATTACGCAGCCTAATGGCGTGACTATAGCTACTGTTCGTTTACACACAGAAAATAATACCATTAGTTGCCGCATGTGGGCTGGTAAGAACGAATATTTTGGTAACGAAGAATTTGGTAACGAAGACAGGAATGGTTTCTACGCAAAGAGTTTAAATGATGTGCGCCGCATGTTTGCAGCCTAAGAACCAACACAAAAGGACTAAGACTATGATAAATTTAACAGACTTTGAGCGCGGTGTATTACATGGATGGATGGAGCAAGCTGAAATGCCAACCCAAGTAAGAAATATATTTTATATAAATCATATAGTTAATGTGGTATAATGAAATAAATAGATATTTATTGAAATAACTCTTGACGGCGTCAAGAATAGGTGTATTATAGGGGAATCAAGACAATAAATAGGAGAATGGTATGAAGATTGAAATTATACAGGATGTTATGGATAAGACATTTTACCTTGTAATTAAAAATGGAATTCCGATAAAAATAACTAAAAAACAAGCAAAAGAAATAGAGGATCAATTAAAAGTAGTATAACCAACACAAGAAGACTAAGACCATGCTAAAAAGCTCTGGATTATGGATTAGATTGAAAGCAAGACTTTTTGGTAAAAGAGTATATGGGGCTTGTACAGGGTGTATAGTAAAAGTTTATACCTATAAAGGAAATATGTACGTAACAAGTTATCAAAAGGTTAGGCCATGCAGGAATTAAACGATATGCTAGCAGAAGGAAAAAAAGCAACCGCCGAAGTTAGAGACATAACTTTATCATTGGCGGCAAGAATAAAAGAACTAACAGAACAGAACACTAAGCTTGTTGATACGCTTAAATTGATTGAAGATTTCTTACCTGATAAACCGGATTATAACCCTCGATTAGGAGGTGATAATAAATTGCGTAATATTTATTGGGTATTAGAAGAACTTAACATAAAGGATTAATACATGTGGTTAATACAAACTTTATTTTGGCGACTTATTAAGCATAAGCCTGAATGGAGTGATTATTTCCCTATAGAATTTAACAAAGTAAAGATTAGATCAAGGGTGTGTGAAAAATGTGGTTTATTGAATCGCCAAGATCACGTCGAATCTTTATCAAATGCGCTACTTAAAATTAACGGAAGAAAAAAGGATTAACACAATGTCACATACAGCAGCACCCTGGGGCTATAATGGAGAAGAAACTGAAGCAAGTCATAATTGGGATGGGCACGGTTACTGTGTTTATCCGACAAACGAGAAGGGAGAATGCAACGGATGGATTGCTGATGTTGGAGAAGAAGTGGATGCAAGATTAATAGCAGCCGCTCCCGAACTCCTAGAGGCTTTGAAAGAAACGTTAGGATTGTTAAAGAAAATGATAACACATGATACTAACTTTCCTAAGATAGAGGCTATTATAGAAAAGGCAGAAGGTAAATGAAACACTGTAGGATATGCTTCAACAGTTTTATGCCAACAGCTAGACAGATAGCTAAGCATGATTACATGTGCCCGCCATGTGAGAAGAAATACAATGCAGAAGCACAAAGGGAAAGCAGGAAAAAGAAGCAGGAAGCAGGTTGGAAGAGAATATGGATACCGCCTCAAGCTTTAAAGGCTGTAAAAGAATTAATAAGTAAAATAGAAGATTACAAGAGTTGACATTTATGTAATATGTTATAAAATAAAAGAAAATTAACTACGGGGATGAAATGAAAAAGAAAAAACCAACCATGAAAGACGTAGAAAGCTCAGCAGAAGATAAAAAGCGTGATAAGAAGAAAGGTTACAAAGAAGGCTCAAAGGCTGATACTAAAGCTGATAGGGAGCAAGTTAAGAAAATGAAAATGAAAAAGAAAAAGTAATATAGCTGGTATGGGTAGACCAAAAAAAACACTTAATTCTAATGGCACTATTCAATGTAAAACTTGTTTAATAAATAAGTTTCCGGAGTCTTTTAATAAAGATAAACGTAGCTCTCTTGGGTTTCAAGTTTTTTGTAAAACGTGTGAAAAACAATATAGATTAATGAATAAAGAGCGTATACGTAAATTACGTAATGAAAATGAAAAATATTTAGCAAAAATGCGCGAATATTATTTAAATAATAAAGAACAAATTAATAAATACAAAAGACAAAGATATTCCACGGATGATGGAAGATTAAAAGTTCTTGCTAATAATCATAACAGGCGTGCGCAAAAAATATCAACCAGTGATGGGTCAGTAACGTATGCGTCGATTAAGAAATTATTATTAACACAAGATTACCGATGTGCTATTAGTGGAAAACCTTTAGATACTTATCATATTGATCATATCATTCCGTTAGCAAAAGGTGGTCATCATGTAATATCTAACATACAATTAGTATTACCTGAAATTAATTTATCAAAAAAAGATAGTTTAGATTATGGGTACAGATAGTAAATATTCTCCTATTTATTGTGAGTTGATAAAAGAATTGATGTCCGAAGGGGCTTCGATAGAAGAAGTGGCTGCAGAAATAGGGGTAGTAAAGCAAACATTATATAATTGGTGTAAAGAGCATTCTGAATTTATGGACGCCAAAAGTATAGGTGAACAATTATCAAAGGGTTGGTGGTATAAACAAGGAAGAATTGCTTTGCGAGATAAAGAATTTAGTCCTACATTATTTTATATGAATATGAAGAATAGATTTGATTGGGCGGACAAACAAGAAAACAAAGAAACTGGCAACCCACAAATAATCCTAACTAAGAATTACAACACACCTGCATGAAGTATTTAATCATAGCATTAATGTTATTACCCCTAACGGCCTATGCAGGACATCCTACGCATATAGAAAGAGTACAGAACTATGCTAGAGAAATAGACAAAGACCCGCAAATGAAAGTAATAGTTCCTGATTGGGTTAGGATATTACAGACTGAAAAGATTATATCTGGCCGTGGCAAACCTACGTTAGATAAACTTAGAATGGTTAATGATAGGGTTAACAGTAAGAGATTATTTGCATTATCACCTTGGATGACACCAACTCAATTTTATATGACGGCGGAAGCTGATTGCAAGGCTTATGCTACAACTAAGTATTACGAGCTACGCGCGTTAGGTTGGAAACCAGAAGAACTTAACCTATGGTCTGGTGATTATGATGGTAAGCCTCATTTAATCCTAACTGCAAGACTAGGTGATAAGGTATATGTATTAGATATAATGAATCAACACTTACCAGAGGCTAAGGATTACTTTTACAAACACTTCGTGCCTAGTTTTAGGTTTAATGAGCTAGGTGTAGATGTAAATTGATGTTACAAACGGGGTGTTTATTTGTAACGATAGTATAGAAACTAACAAGTAATATGCTAAAAATCACGGGAAAACACTTTTTTAAACCTTCCGAAGTGTAACAATGAAAGTTAGAAAGAAGCCATGCCGTCATTGTTTATTTACTAAACATGCTTGTGTAATTGAGCCAGCAATACAAAGAGCAATAGCATTGCAATCACCTAAACCATTTGAATGTCATGAGCATAGTGATAAGGTTGTTTGCTGTGGATATTATGCGCGATTACCCGATAATGTAGATAACCCTGAGAAGATTAGTTATAATGGTGATTTAAAGTCTAAGTTTGCTCAGATGACTAAAGTAGAGTTAAACTCATGGAGTGTAGGCGGTGGTAAATTTTAACCTTCATCCCAAACAAACATTTGTATTAGAAACTGAAGCCACTGAGATATTATACGGTGGTGCGGCTGGTGGTGGTAAATCACATCTATTACGCATTATTGCCATTCTCCTATGTGTGTACATCCCAAACATCCAGGTATATCTTTTTAGGCGATTGAGACCCGACTTATTAGCTAACCATTTAGACGGCGAAAGCGGGTTTAGGAATTTATTAAGTACATTTCCTAATGTATCGGTGTTGGAAGATGAAATAAAATTCCCTAATGGTGCTAAGATTCATTTATGCCATTGCCAACACGAAAAGGACAGATATAAATACCAAGGAGCAGAAATACATGTGTTACTTATTGACGAGCTTACCCATTTTACTGATGTTATATATCGCTTTCTTCGCAATCGAGTGCGTATGCCACCTGCTATCCCTACCATTATTAAACAAATCTTCGGAGAAGATTTTACTTTGCCTAAAATTATTTGCGGTTCTAATCCCGGTAACGTTGGTCATACTTTTGTTAAGCAAACTTTTGTTGACATGCTAACACCTTTCGAGGTTAAGCGAATGCCACCAGAAGAGGGTGGGATGTTGCGTCAATATATCCCTGCACTCTTAGAAGATAATCCCTCTTTATTAGAATGTGACCCAGGTTATGAGATGCGCCTTGAAGGATTAGGCTCGCCTGATCTTGTCAAGGCTATGAGATATGGTTTATGGGATATTACAGCAGGTGCGGCATTAGAGAAGCTTAGACGTGATAAGCATATGATACGTGATTTTGAAGTGCCTAACGAGTGGACTAAGTTTATGGTGATTGACTGGGGAAGTGCAAAACCTTTTTCAGTAGGTTGGTGGTGTGTGGTAGAAGACCATATGACTTTAAAGGCCAAAGATGATTGGAAGGAAAGGTTAATCCCAAGAGGAGCTTTAATCCGATATCGTGAATATTACGGCTGGAATGGTAAAGCTAATGAAGGGTGTAGGTTAGAAAGTACGGTAATAGCGAAACAGATACTTGATATAGAAGAAGACGCAGGGGAGGAAATGGATTACCGCGTAGGTGATGCGGCAATGTGGGCAGAGCATGACGGCGCAAGTGTGCAGCAAAGAATGTATGACGCGACTAATGGTAGGTTTTTAATGGAGCAATCACGCAAAGGGAGAATAGGGAACTTTGAGGAAGTGAGGGCAAGAATAGCAGGTGACGATGATGGCCCCATGTTGTATGTTACGGTTGGATGTAAACATTGGTGGCGCACAGTGCCGGATTTGCAATTAGATGAACGAAGACCAGAACTTGGTCCCGATACAGAGCAAGAAGACCATTGCTATGATGAAACACAGTATGCCTGTGCATCACGTCCGTATATCACAACTAAAGGCGATAGATTAAAAGCAGCTATACAGGAAGCTAAACGACAAGTGAGAAAAAATAGTTGACACGATAAATTGCAAAAGATAAAATGAATTCGCCTAGTAGTAGCTTGAACACCTTTGCTAGGCAATAACTTTCTGGTGGTTCGGAAAGGATTATATGATCTACGTATGGCAGACTGACCATCACATCAACGAGCATGTAAGTAAAGCCCTTCATGCCGGTATTCCTGAAAATATCATCAAACATACTAGTTGGGCTGATAATTATATCAAAAGCACCAATAAGCATACAGCTGTAGGATATGGCATCCTTCGTGGCACAGGTGATATATTTAAGCACAACGAACAATATGGTGTTGATTATTATATGGTAGACCGTGGATATATCAATCCGGGGCATTTTGATGGCTATTACCGTATTAGTAAGAATGGGTTGCAAGCTAAGTATGTAGAAAATTGGTTATGGGACGATAGGTTAAAAAAGCTTAAGTTTAAGCGCGAAGAGTGGTTTAACTCAAAAGGACGTATACTTGTTGTTCCTCCTTCGGAATATATGGAGGCATACCACGGACATAAACCTGGTTGGTGGGAAAAAGAGATTACACAGGTTTTAGATGGGAAGTCTTTCAAGGTGCGCCATAAATCAGACACGTCACCATTAGAACATGATTTACAGGACGCTAGTTGCGTAATAACATTTAATAGTAATGTTGCAGTAGATGCTGTGATTAAGGGAGTTCCTGTAGTAAGTGGAATGCATAGTATAGTGGGAAATTGGTCTCGAAATACTTTACAAGATGTTATCGATAATAAAATTCAACCAGAGACAAATGAGAGAGTAGACCAGTTATTAAGGTTTATAAGTTACAATCAATTCACATTAGAAGAAATTAAGAATGGCACGGCATGGAGGTTATTGCATGCATAATATATATATAGGATGGGACGCAAGGGAAGATGTAGCATATCAAGTATGTAAACATTCTATTTTACGTCAAGCTAAGAGGTTTAATATAAACATTATTCCTTTAAAACATAAGGAGCTACGTAAACAAGGTTTATTTTATAGGCCTTGGTTAACTCAAGCGCATGACGGTAATAGGGTTGATATGTTTGACCTTAAGCCATTTAGCACAGAGTTTTCACATACTAGGTTTTTAGTTCCTTATTTAAATGAATATAAGGGATGGGCGTTGTTTATGGATTGCGATATGATATTCACATCCAATCCAAAGAAGTTATTTGATCTATGCGATAATAAATACGCTTGTATGGTTGTAAAACATAACCAAAAGCCTATTGAAACTGTTAAGATGGATGACCAACCGCAGACTAAGTATCACCGTAAGAACTGGTCTAGTTTTGTGTTGTGGAACTGCGCACATCCTAAGAATAAACATCTTACTATTGATATGGTAAATCGGGCTAATGGTGGCGATATGCACGCTTTTAATTGGCTGGAAGACAAAGACATTGGTACTTTACCTTCGACATATAACTGGATTGAGGGGTTATCGCCTAATATTTCAGCTTACCAGTCTGCTAAACCAGATGTGATCCATTACACTTTAGGTGGGCCGTGGTTTCCTGAATGGCAGGATGTAGCGTACGCTCAACTATGGACAGAGGAATACGAATACTGGCAACGCGCTTGTGATAATGAATTTACTAACATACCTAGTACTAAATATGAATAAGATACGCAATAACATTGGCTGTATATTAGGTTCTATAGGAACTAGTTTTTTTAGATTCGCACACCAAGCAAGCGCAGATAAAGGAGCGAGCTTAGAAGTGCTTGGAGATACTAAGGGCGGCTATATATTCAGATTTGAAAAATGTGGTCAAAGTTTCGATTTTCCTATGCCAAGAGGAGAGGCTTATAAATTTGCTAATATGCTTCTGGAGGAAATAAAGTCATGAATAAAGAGTATATAGCCTCAGAATATCGCCGCATGCACGAAAAGAAAATGTTTGGTGGTGGTAGTCTAGAAATGCATTTGCCAGAGATAAAGAAGTTAATACAGGAGTATGATTGTCGTAGCATCCTAGATTACGGCTGCGGAAAGGCAAAGTGCCATAAAGAGAAATTAGCCGACAAAGTGTATTTGTATGACCCTTATTGTTATCCTTATGACTTAAAGCCTTCTGATGATGAGTTATTTGACATGGTAATATGTACTGATGTTTTAGAACACGTCCCAGAAAGCGATGTAGGTAAAGTATTACATGAGTTAATGTTTTTTACGCATAAAGTTTTGTTTTTATCTATCTCCACGCAACCAGCGAAAAAGACATTTACTAATGGCGAAAATGTCCACGTAACAATTAAGCCTAAAGAATGGTGGGAATTGATGTTGCAGACTAACAAGGACATAAAGATTGTGAGGCATTACACATGAAACAAGTATGCGGTGTATGGTTTCCCGAAAGCGATACTCATTTTAAATTAGGGATGATTGACGAACAAGGCAATTACCAGAAAGATATATTCGACACTGCTATATCTTATGTGAAAGAGCCTAAGATATTTTACGATATAGGAGCGCATGTAGGGTTATGGTCATTGATGGCGCATAGGGCTGGATTTAAGAAAATAGAGGCGTACGAACCTAATTTAAAAACTTATGAATGCTTAGAAAAGAATTTGGATAATAAAGATATTAAACGCTTTTTATGGGCGCATGGAGTTAGCGAAGAACTCAGGTTTGTGGAAATAGTTGAAGTAGATATAAATAATTCTGGGGCAGTCACTATTAAAAAGCTGCCTAGAAAAGAAGGAAGCGGTCCATTTGTTAAGCCTATAAACAACAAACATCTCCATTGGGATATAGAATTGTATGATATTAAACCTCATGAATGCTTAGTTAAAATAGACACTGAGGGCATGGAAGCTGATTGCGTTCTTGGTATGGATAAAATTTTATATGCATTACGTCCCGTGGTATGTGTAGAGCAACGCACAAACCATGATGCATTAAAGATACTACAACAAATGGGTATGCAGGTAGTTCAACAAGTAAGAAAGGATTATATATTAACATGGAAAAACCAATAGTATTACTTAGTGGTGGGTTCGACCCGTATCATGACGGACATGCTAAAATGTTTGCGCAAGCTGCAGAGATAGGAGAGATATGCGTCATTCTTAATAGTGATGACTGGCTTGTTAAGAAAAAAGGCAAAGCGTTCATGTCTTTAACACAAAGAGCAGATGTGCTTAACACTGTAAAAGGTGTGACAACAATATGGGAATCAACGACGCTTAGTGATGTATCTAAGGATATAGAAGCTATCCGTAATCATATAGGCTTTAAACATAGATTCCTAATATTTGGCAAGGGCGGCGATAGAACTGCTAAAAATACACCAGAGCAAGATATATGTGAGAAGCTTAATATTCCTGTAATATTTGGCCTTGGTGGTAATAACGCGCAAAGTAGCAGCCATTTATTAGCAAGGTGGTCTAATGGGTTTGATTTTAGTCAAGCTATTATTGAAGAAGATAGATTACATGGTTGAAATGATTTCCGGATTTATTGGGTTTATAGTAGCGATATTTATTATAACTAAAACTTTAGGAGACAGACAGCAAACTAGGGGTGAGTATTGGGCGATTAAAAATTTAAAAGAAAGAGAGCAGTATTTATTTCAGGTGCGACAAAAGAAGATACAAAATAAAATGGTTTATAAAACTTTACCTCTTTTATTAATATTGCCTTTTTTATTATATGAAAGAAATGCTTATGCAATAGCAGTGCTCAAGGTTTCGGTTGGAGTAATAATTTGGAGTTTTTATGTTGAATTGGCCAAAGAAACGTAATTGGGGATGGTATGCTACTTTGATGCGGACACCTTGGTTTTGTGTAAAGTTGTTGAGGTTTAAGCCAGGAGGAGAATTATCGTTACAAAGACATAAACATAGAACTGAAATATGGTGGTTTATTAAGGGGTGGGGAGTGCGTGAACCTCAAACATTTGAATGGTGTGCATTCCCTTTTCAGATTTGGAAAATTAAACCTAATACATGGCACACTTTTATGGCGTTTTCAGGAGAACCAGTTTACGCCTTAGAGCTACAATACGGAAAGAAAGTAACTGAAGACGATATTGAGAGAAAATAATGATTTGCGAATGTGAGGCGGAATATATACCCCTAATTGGACACGCTGTCTATCTAACTAGTAACGGCAAATTAAACAAAATTGGTAATAAATATCTAGGATTAATTATTAATACTTACAGAAATTCTAATAATAAATATTTCGCAGAGATAAAGGATTAATCATGAAATACGTAACAATAACAACGTTCCCTAATAAAGATTGGTACGAATACTTAAATGTATGCACTGTATCTTATTTGCAGAACTTCCCTACTGAAATACCTTTGCTTATAAAAATATACAAAGATGATTTGAGTGAAGTAGTTAGTAAAAGCCTAGATAACTTGATTAATAATGTAGGTGCTAAAGAAGGTAGATTAATTCATATAGAGACAGGCGCAACAAAAGACGAAACTGATTTTTACACACGTCACAAGGATTATAAAAACGAAGGTGATTACAGGACTAATTACATAGATTTCTCCCATAAGATATTTGCTCTTTATCAGGCCTACTTATTTGCCAAACAAAATGGCGTGGATTACATTATCTGGTTGGATGCTGATATTATGGTTAAATCTGAGGTAACAGTAGAAGATATAGAGAAATGGCATAATGGAGCCGATATATCTTATTTAGGGCGCAAAGATTGGGACCATTCAGAATGTGGTCTCGTTATCTATAAAACAGAAACAGCAGGACAATTCATAGAGCGATTCCATGAAATGTATGTAAAAGATGAGGTATTATCACATAAGCAATACCACGATAGTTATATATTTGATAGATTACGTGAAGAGTTCTCTAGCCTCACATATCACAACATATCAGAAGGTATAGAAGGGCGTGATGTATTTAATATATCTATCCTTGGCGAAACTATGGAGCATTTTAAAGGTGCGCCAGCTAAATTAGCGTTAGCGCAAAAAATTCAGCAAATGCGTAGCGGGGAACCTATAATTCCTCAGGCGGTTGATGTTAACGACATAAAGATTAAAACTAAAAACTGTGTAGATAAGGAAGTCATACGAAATAATATTTCCAAGAATGTAAGATTAATCCGTAATTGGTACGCGCCATGCAAACAAACAGACGAAACTATTGTTATTTGCAGTGCTGGGCCATCTTTAGACCCCATACAAGTTAAGGAGTATTATGATAATGGGATTAAGATAGTAGCTGTAAAGCACGCTATTAAACCATTACATGAGGCTGGCATAATTCCTTGGGCTGTTATTTTGTTAGACCCGCGCTCACATGTAGCAAATTTCACTGATGACATCCACCCAGATTCATTAGTGTTTGTTGCGTCAATGGTAGATCCGATTGTTACTGAAAGATTGTTGGAGCGTAAAGCTAAAGTCATAGGATACCATGTCGCAGTAGGCGCGCATGAGGAAGATTTCTTAAGTAACGGTGATTGTTTGATAGTAGGAGGTTCGGCTACTTCCACAAGGGGTATATCTGTCTTAGAGGGTTTAGGTTTTCGTAATATGGAGCTGTTCGGTTATGATTGTTCTTACTATTCTAAGCCAGATTTGCAGGAAAAGAAAGATAATGGTACTATGAAGTACGAAGAAGTTACCCTTGAAGTAGAAACTTATGGACCAAAAAAGATTAAACGTACTTTTTGGACAGAAGGACAATTCCTTGCTCAATTACAGGAATTTAGGAATTACTACTTTTTAAGGGAGAAACTTAATTTAAAAATACACGGTGACGGTATGATTCCTTGGGTATGGAGGAACAAACTACGTCACAAACTATATATGCAAGAAATGGAAAAAAAGGCTAATTCAAAAGCTCTTGAACTTGAAGATTATATACAAAGGTTAAATTTTGATGCGTAACAAAACAAAAGAAGAGACTAAGATTAAACCAAGGCGCAAAGACCCTTTAAACTTAGCTCCTCATTTTGAACCTAAGGAATTGCAAATATTAGGGGAAAAGGTTTGTTCTTTAACCAAAGAAGATGACGAAAGTCGTGCGGATTGGTTATCAAAGCATGCGGAATATCTGGAAATTTATCATCAAATAGATAATTATGATAATAACTTTTCTAGTGATTTTAACTCAGCTGATGCAAGAGTGCCTCTTTTGACAGAATCATGCCTTGGTTTCCAAGCTAGGGCATATAAAGCTATATTCCCGCAAAGGTCATTTGTTTCTACCACGTCCCTTGAAGATAATACCCCGGAGGAACAACAACGCGCTGAACGCTTGGCTAAATGGATGAATTACGATTTAAACTTTAGACAGCGTAGATATAAACGAGACAAAAAAAGAATGTTGTTAGCTGCGGCGTTAATGGGTAGCGATTTTAGTAAGACTTATCCAGACCCGGTAACTGGATTACCTAAAGTAGAAAGAGTAAGGGCGCAAGATTTTATTGTCTGTTATGGGACTGGACCGCGCGAGTTAGAGGATGTGCGGAGAAAGACCCACCGCATAACTATGGATTTTAATACAGCAAAAAAATTATACCGTGATGGGTTTTTTAGTAAATTACCTGTTGAATCTGATGTTAATTTTAAAGACATGGGAGATATGCAGGATGTTGAAGATGATGCGGAAGGTATGCATGAAGTAGGGAAAGAGGGTAAATCCGTTGTTATTTTAGAACAACACACTTGGTATGATTTAGATGGCGATGGGATAGAAGAGCCAGTTATTATATGGGTAGATGATAATAGCGAAAGGGTGCTTAGGATTGCCGCAAGATATAAGATAGATGATGACCAAAAAACCCCTATAGAATATTTTACACATTACGGTTTTATAGATAACACTGACGGCTTTTATTGTTTTGGTTACGGGCATCTTATTGCCAAATTAAACCAATCATTAAACCAAATGTTGCGTAACTCTTTGGATGCAGGAGAGTTGGCAAATGCTGGTAATATGGGCGGTTTTATATCTGAGAATATTGGTATAAAAGGCGGTGAGATTGAGTCGCCTATAGGTAAGTTTACCAAAGTTCCACGCACAGCGGATGATTTAAGCAAAGCAATTTATCAAATGAACTTTCCGGGGCCTAATACCGCGTATGTTGGTCTTATCGAGTTTATGCAATCTACTATACAGAGATTGTCCAATACTACGGAAGCGGTAAGCGGTGATGTGTCTAAAGTTTATCAGCCTATGACTATTTTAACTATGTTAGAGCAAAGCTTGCAAATGCCAAGCTCTATTATGGAGAATTTAGCCTTAGCTATGGAAGGTGAGCTTGAGAAGATATTTAACATAGTAAAAGATAACGCCCCTGCTATACAAACATTTACTAACGAAGAGGAAAAAGTTAGCGTTACTAGGGAAGATTTCCAGGGTGCAACTAGGATATTCCCTATTATGGATCCAAGATCGGTCACAAAACAACAAAAGATGGCTAAAGCGCAGAGTGTATATCAATTAGGTATGCAAAACCCCATAATTGCACAGAATCAAAACTCTGTTTACGTTATAACTAAGCAAACTTTAGAATCTATGGAGGTTCAGGATATAGATTTAATCTTACCTAAGCCAGAAGAACAAAAACCAGAAAGGATAGATGACCAGTATGAGGAAAATATGTTTTTTCTTATGCCTCCGCAAGAAAGGCCATTATTTGATGTATTCCCAGACCAAGACCACGCAACGCATATTAGAATAATAAACGAATTACTAAAAGGGCTAGAAAAACAACAAATGGGAACTGGTAAAATAGATATATCACCAGAAGGATTACAAGCTTTAATGCTACATAAACAAAAACATGTGGCTTTTTTATACGGACAAATGCATGGAGTATTCAATGGACAGGGACAGTTGGGAGGTATGGAAGCGCAAACCGGAGACGAAGCATTTCTTGCAGCACTTGAACAACAACTTCAATTGGGCGGAGGGGCTTCTGACATGCCCCCTGGAGAAAGTGGAGCGATACCGGGGACAGGCGGAGGTTTTGAAGGAAGCGGAGAGATACCTGGTGAAGGGGTACTTGAACGAGTTCCATTAGACCAACGAAACACGCAGATTTCCTCTTAATTTACCCACGTTTGACAGGTTATTTCTATAAGCTAAAATTAGCTTATGAACACACAAATGATTTCAAATATAATGGGTGCAATGGGACGTGGTGGCGATAACACTATCGCGCACCTTTCTCATGGCGATGTAGTTATCCCACGTGAGATAGTATTACAAAATCCTGAGTTCCTCACTAAATTCAAAAAAGCCATGCAAGACAATAGCGCTGATTACAGAGGGCATATTGTCGGCTCTGGTTATGAGAATAAAAACCCAGAGACAGGTGCGCCGGAGTTTTTCTTTAGTGGTTTAAAGAATTTCTTTAGTAATCCTGGTAAGCAAATTAGTAATTTTATAGCAGACCCTATAGGCGGAACAATTAACGCTGTTACAACAAGTAATCCATTATATCAGATTCCAATAGGTAAATCTATGCTTGATACGGCTGCTAATACATTAGGTGGAATATTAGGAGCTGGTGGTTCAAGTGGTACATCATCAATGCAAGCAGCGCCGAGCGCAAATCTAGGTGAAGTAGATCAGCTGTTTACTCCTAAACGTGGAGATGAGCCAACTAAACCTTTTGATTTATTCTCCCGTAGCGTTGGAGGGCAACAATTCGGCACTTTAGACCCGACACAACAACGTAGTTATTTAGCTACGCAAGGTTCGCAAGGTGGTGGTTTGGGGGATGAAGATAAGAATTATTATCTAAGTCTTTTAAAAAGAAACTTAATTGACGAATCGGGGCAGATGCAAAACATGAATACTGCATTATTGCCTGTGGAACGGAATTATTTATCAAGGTTAGGTTTACCAACGGACAACACTACTGATTTCTTCCAGGCCTTACAAAGTTAAGGCCGCCACTATTAATGACGGCCTCGCAGGTGGTTCTTGTAGGTAAGTATAAAACATTAATAGAGGAAAAGCAATGAGTAAGATACCGTTCACGCCTTTGTTTGCGCGTGTATTATTGAAACGAGAAAAAAAGGAGAAGGTGGGTTCTATTATTTTACCAGAACAAGCTATTGGTAAATACAATAAAGAAGAAGGAATAATTGTTGCGTTAGGCCATACGTGCGATGATGTACTAAAAGACCTAGTAGGCCAAAAGGTAATGTTTGCTAAGTTCTCAGGGGCTTGGACAAAGATTAAAGACGAAGAATATTTTATGTGCCAAGACGAAGATTTGCTGGGGGTAGTATATGAGTAATATAGAATCCCAAAAAGCAATAGACACCGCTGAAAACAAACTTAGCGAGGCTATTAAATCCCTAAAGCCTATATCTAAAGAAGCAGAACCAGAAGTAGAGGTTATTGCAGAAGCTACTCCAGATGTGGATGTAGTTATAGAAACCCCAAAAGAACCAAGACGTACAGAGTTTGTAAAAACAGATGACCCAAAGGTACAGGAACGCATTAATGATCTTTATCGCCAGGTAAAGGGTTCTGATGCGCGTAATCAGGCGATACTTGAGCATAATAAACTCATGGAAGAAAAACTTGCTGAATACCAAGAGAAACTTAATAAGTTTGAGCAAGAAAATAAAAATACAGCTGTAAATAAGATCGAGTCTGACCTTAAAACACAATTGCGTATCGCAAGGGAGGAAAATGATTATGAAGCTATAGAATCCATAGAAGATAGATTGCTGGATTTAAAGTTAGAAAAGAGATTGGTTGAGAAAATACCAGTTGAAAAACCAGAGCTTAAGCCAAGAGTAGACCCGCAAAAGCAACAATTTGAGGCGCAGTATCTTCGTAATGCGGCTTATCTTGAAGTGATAGCTGCCGAAAAAGACGTGACTGGAAAACCTTTAAGGGGTTATCTTTATGATGGGCATCCAGATAACGATAAAGCTTTAGAGTTATTTGAAAGCATTCCTAAGGAGTTTGCGGCGGCTGGGAAACAAGTTGATATTAAAACTATTATGGATGTAATGGATGAACGCCTTAGGGGTAAAAAAAATAATGCACATACCTCAGTATTGTCATCTGAAAGCAATAATGCACCAACCAAAACTACAGTTAGACTAACGCAAGCAGAAATAAATGTAGCGCGTAATATGGGTATTTCACCTGAAAGATACGCGCGCCAGAAACAATTAATGACCTAGATTTGCAAGGAGCAAAAAAAATGAGTACACTAAAAGAGAAAGAGAAATTAGTTGAGCAAGATATCTTAGAACAACACGTTGTCGAGGAGAAACTTGCGAAAGCTAAAAAAGCAGATAAGACACCAGTTGAGAAGAAAAAAGGCCAAAAAGTCGAATTTAAACCTGCTAGGCGCTTACCCGAATTGAAAGCACCGCCAGGATTTAGGGCGGCTTGGAAGAGTAATACTTTAGAAAACGTGCGTAGATTGCAATACGAAGGGTGGGTAACTGCCAATCGGTTAGAGCATAACATGGACGTTGAAATGGGTAATTACTACAAAAAGCTAAACGATAGGCCGATTGCTAAAGCAGAAAGTTCCATAGTTCACAATGAATTGATAGCTATGTTGCTTCCTGAAGAAATGGCAATAGCGCGTGAAGAATATCACCGCAACGAAACAGAAAAGCAGACAAGAGCAAAATTAATACCAGAACAAGGCGGCTCAGCGATAGCTAGGGCAGCTAATATAAAAACAACAATTGAAATTAATTAGGAGAATCACGAATGACAGCTACATCACAGACTGTTGCGGGATTTCAGGGTTGCCGTTCTTTAAATGGTGGTAGCGATATATGCATCACCGTGCCAGTTTCATCATCTACAGGAAACCAATTTTTTATTGGTGACGCAGTAAAGATGAAAACTACTGGAAAGGCAGCGCCTGCAGGTTCTACAGGCAACATATGGGGGATTGTACAAGGCATATTTAAATCAAATAACGCCGGACAACCAGCCCCATTAACATTTAACTTACCTAGCACTGGCTTATATCTACAGTCTAGCCAGGCAGGTTTTGTAACAATATCTACAGACCCATATAAGACATTTTTAGCATTAATAGATGTAACTGCATCAGCGGCTTTGATTGGTAGTAACGCATTTGTAAGCGCGGGTACACCAGTAACAGCAGCAGGACGTAGCGGCATGACGCTAAAGAAAGCAACATCTACTTCAGCAGATGGACAATTCCAGATAGTAGGGCTAGCTCCTACCGATCTAGTGAATGGTTATGCTTCGGAATATGGAAACGCAAACGGTAAAGGCGTAGTTGAGGTAAAAATCAACTTTGCAGCCTTTGGCGTTAATAATACAGGAGTATAACAACTATGGCAGCAGTAATGACAACCGGCAATTTTGCCGAACTATTATGGCCTGGTATTAAAGAAATCTATGGTACTAGGTATGATGGACATCCAACGATGTATACTGAGTTCATGGACGTAATGACCAGTAAACAAGCGTTTGAGAAAGTACAAGGCTTAACAGGCTTCCCTTTAGCTGCGGTTAAAGAGCAAGGCCAAGAGGCGGTATTCTCGCAAATGTTCCAAGGCTTCCAGCAAGAGTTCTTGCACCTTACCTATTCAATAGGTGGCGTGGTAACTAGGGAAATGGTTGAAGATGATTTATACAATCAAATCAACCAGATTCCACGTCTACTTGCTGAATCAATGAGACAGACTGAGGAAATCGTTGCTACTAACATTCTTAACAACGCATTCTCAACTACTGGTCCTGATGGCGTATCTTTAATTAGCGCGTCTCACCCATTGGTAGGCACAGGAGGAACAGGTTCTAATACACCATCTAGCGCAGCTGACTTAGTTCAGACTTCACTAGAGCAAGGTATTATTGACGTTAAAGACTTCCGTGACGACCAAGGTTTAAGGCTTAATACTGAAGTAGAGAAAATTGTAACTGGTAGAAGTTTATACTTTACAGTTAGGAAGATTCTTGAAACTCAGTACGAAACTCAAACTGGCAACAACGATGTTAATATTATATCTAATATGAACATTAAGCCTGTTACGACTAACTTTATAACAGACCAGGATGCTTGGTTCTTAATGACCAACAACCCTTCTAAACTGAAGTTCTTCCGTAGACGTGCTGCTGAAATACAGAAAGACAACGACTTTGCTACTGATAACTTGAAGATTAAAACATCTACAAGATTCAGTACTGGATTCGATGATTGGAGATGTATATATGGCACCGCTGGGGCTTAATATATTGATTTTACTCAATTAATTAGGGGGAGTTAATTCTCCCCCTTTACATAAGGACATTTAAAATGACAGCAGGTTCAACAACATTTCCTATTTTATCAGTAGGTGGTCCCGATAATGGGCAGGGGTCTACATTAAACACACAAGCAGGTGTGGCATTTATTCGTACGGTTACAGTTTCTGCTGGCGGCAGAGATAAAACTATTACTTTACCCGATAACGCTTTCTTACATGCTAGTAATGGCTTTGTAACAGTAGCATGTTCTAGTTTGTCTCAAGGTGGTAAAATTCTTCTTGGTGATGGTAGCACGGATACTCAATATGGCACAACTAACGGCGTACAAGCTGTAGGACAGTATTTATCTACACTCACAAAAGAAGCGGTTAGTGCTAAAACAATAGTTGTTAAAGTTACGGCTTCTGTGGCGGCCTCTGCGGCTCAGTTTACAGAGGGCAAAATAAACGTGACTATAATAGGTGGAATCATTAGGGGGTAGTTATGGCTACATTTTTAACGCCCGTCCTATTTATGAATGCTCAGAGTTCGGCGGGAACATATGGGACGTTTAACACAGACTATAGGTGTGAGAACGATAAGATACGTTCTATATCTGGCGTAAGAGCGGATACAGGCGATATTATTGTAGTTCTTACTGAAACGGTAGTTCCGCAATTTGCTAATGATGGCAGTACTACAACTAGTGTGGTGGTTACAGCTACGGCAACGGTGTTTACTAGTGCAGCAGGTACTTATTTTAGTTGCCAATTAGAAGCTCCATTTACGAGGGTAAAGGTACAAAAAATAGGTGCAGCGGGGACAGCAACGGTAGTGGGGTTGATATAATGTCATCGGGAATGCGTAATAGGTGGAAAAAAGGTAGTTTTTTAATTATTGATTCAGAAAGTGGTATGACGCGTTATTCTGATAAGGTAAAAAAAGACTACACAGGTGAGCGTGTAACTAAGCGGTATGCTGATTATGAGCAGCCGCAGGATTTTATACGCCCTTGCAATGACCCAAGACCTATTCCGTTTTCCAACCCTGGATTACAAGATTTTCAAGTTGGTAATTGTGTTCCTGTGGATGTAGGGCAAACTAATGTACCTACTCCATTTGGACCCGCTAATCATTTGTTTACGGTTTGCTCATGACATCTAGTATATTAGATACCAGAAAAACATATATCCAATTATTTAATGAAACGCGCCGTAAATTAGGCGTGAATGAAATATCTACGTTAGGTCAAGACACGCTTGGCATGGCAATGATTGACTATATGAATGATGTTATAACTGAAATATCAGATTTTGGTGATTGGCAGGAAATGTACAGGGAGGAAAGTTTTGCCTTTACTACGGCAAATTCTTCTACGTCCGATTGGGTATTTAATACTTCAGTTGCGACAAAGAATATTCACGAGATACAGTTCGGTAGTCAAATAGCCCCGCTATGGTTAGTTACTTTAGATGATATACGTAGGTTAAATAGGGTTAAAGCTTATGGCGTACCTACACAATTTGCGTTAGTTGGTGTTGATAACGTAGTTACTGGTAATCCAAGGGTAAGGGTATTTCCCACTCCAACTACGGCACAAGCTAGTGCTAATTTTAATGTGGCGTATTATAAGAAACCTGCATTAATAACTACGGCAGATACTTCGTCAATACCTGAATTTCCTTCAAGGATGATAGCACAGGGATTGCTTGCTTATACTTTAAGGGATGAAGAAAGAGGCAATCAATCGCAAGAATGGCAACAAGAATACACTATGTTTAAAAAATACGTAAGTGAGACTTACAACCGTTTTAATGGAGATACTGGAAGCGACACGTTCTTTGTGCCACCTCGCGGCAGAAGGGGGCGTTAATGCAGATAGTAAAGTATAAACCCGCCTCCCTTGGACTTGGTACAGAATCATCAAGTAAATTACAGCCTTTGGACTTTTCGCCTAATATAGTAAATAGATTTTATAATATGTTAGGTGATTTAGAAAAGAGAAGAGGAACGCAAGGAATAGCCTCAGGTGGCCCCTGGAAAGGAATAGGAGAGTATATAGATGTTTCAGGAAGTAGCCAATTTATAACTTTTGCCACAAAAACCAGTCCTTTAGGGCGCGGCGCATTTACAGCTGGGCAATTCGAGGGGCGGACAGTTTCAGTCCAGATGAACGAAAAGTTAATTATAGTGGATGGTATAACTAGGCCTCAATATTATACTGGTGGGAATAACTATCAACAATTACATTCTATAATTACTAAAGGAGTGGCGGCTTCCCCTACTTCTGCTACTCAATTATATGATTCTGATATAAGTAATTGGCGTTTAACAAATGTTGCAGTAAACGATATAGTTAATTTCCAATACGATACAGGACTTGGAACTGGTAATATATTTTCTTTAATTACAAGTGTAGGAACGTCTGCTTTAGATATACTAACGCGCAGTACAGGGGTGGGAGGAACGGCTTCTCCAGCTCCAGGTAATGCATATAGGATTTTTGATCTAGTAGAGCAAAATATTATTCCCATAGGGGTTAATAATTACGGTTCTGTAGATAACGTAGCAGTAGCGGGTGCAGCAACTAATGCATTGGCTATTTCGGTCACGGCTTTTGATTTTTCGACAACTGAAATAGCTATAGGCGATTATATCTATAACACAACACGAACCGCAATAACTCAAGTTACTACGGTAAGTTCTAATATATCAGTGACTAGTGTAGCTGGACAAACTGCTGGTGATAGTCTTGTGTTTCTCAAAGAAGCAATGCCTATAGCCTCATATGCGCATGTGCATTATGGGAGATTACATTTAATTGACGCAAGAGACCCCACAAAGATTCGTGTATCGGGGCCGAATGACCCCGAGGATTTTAGTACATTTAGTAAGACTCTTTCAAGTGTAACTATAGATTACGGAACTAGACAAGCGCAAGGGGATAGGCTGCAAACATTATCTACTTTCGGACGTTATCTAGTGGTAGGAGGAAAAAGGGCTGTATGGGTTACAGATGGAACAAGTCCAATTCAAGATGTGACAGCTGACGTAATTGACTTAGACCCTGTTGGTTTATTTCCTCAAGGCGCATTTAGTCCTTATTCATTACAGAATATTGGCAACGAAATGTTATACATAGGCTATGATGGTCTGCGTGGATTTATGGCGGCGTTTGATAGTAAGAATACCACTACAAATAATAAATCAGAGCAAATTAAAACTGAGATTATTCAAGCTTTACAAGCCCAGGAATCTACACCTGAAAATGTACAATTAATACATTATCCTAGGAGAAATTGGGTAATGATGAAAATAGGAAACGTTATTTATAATTATAATTATACCCCTATTTATTCAAATGGTAAATTTAATCCTGTTGGGACATTTACGAAATTTACAGGGCCACTTGCAACAGGAACTTATTATTTAACTAAACGTAATGGTGATTTAATAGTTGCAACCACTTCGCAGGCATACCAGTTTGATGTAAGTGGTATATATTACGATGCTTCAGCTAATGGGGATAGGGTAAATATTAATACTAGTTATGTTTCCCCTTGGCACACATTACAAGAAGCTGACTCTAATACAGATATTATAATAAAAGATGGTAGATATATTAAACCTGTCTTTGAAACTTCCGCAGCAATCAAGTATAATATTTCTGTGGTAGGTGATTATGATCAATTAGCTACGGATTCGGTAGTAGTAACGGCTACGACTAGTGGAATAACAAACCCCAAAACATCTCTTAGATGGCGGGGGAAGCAGGCGCAATTAACAATAACAACCGACACCTCAGTAGGTGCGGATATATTAAGCAGTTACACATTGTATGGTAACGTATTTGGGAGAAAGTAATGTTACAATATTTACCTATGATAGCAACGGGTTTATCAGCATTAAGTGCGCTTTCTGCAGCCAAAAATACAGCGAAGGGTTATCAACAAACGCCAGCCGAGACTGCTCAATTACAGTCCATGGCAAACCGCGAAAGGTTGTTACAAGCGTATTTAAACCCTAATGATACTATCACTAAGAATATTACCGCAGCAGAAAGCCAGGGATTAAATAATAGTACGCAACAATTCATCTCTAATCTTTTAGCTGCAAACCGTAAAGCTCAGTTAATGGGAAGGACTTCATATTTTAACCCAGAAAGGCAAGATGAAACAGTCAATCAGTTTTTAACCAAACAGGGTGATTTGAACAATCAAACCGCACGCTCTAATGCATTAAAAAGGATTATAGATGCGGCAGGAGGATATTCAACTAATGCATCTAATTATGGGGGAATGATACCTAATCAACAAGCAGCACAAGCTATAAATAACAACAGAGCGCCTTCTTTATTTGCTGCTGGTGCAGACGCTTTAAAAAGTGGTGGTTCATTATCGAATATATTCCAAATGTTAAGCAATCAAGGTGGTTCTAATAGGGTAGATTTAGGCAATTCAATGCCGTGGTTACAGGGGGCTTCATGACAAGTATAAATTCGGAAGATGCTCTAAGAGGGCAACAAACTAGAATAATGAACGCAATGCGTAATGCTATGCAACCTGCGCCAGGTTCTGATTTGAGAGATATTGCGTCCGCACTTACTACGCAAAACAATGGTGGGGCTAGTTATTTTGATACCATGCGTAAACTTAACCAAGACCAGTCTAAAGTTAATATAGACATGGAAACTGGTATTTATAACCAGATGAAAGAGCAAGTAGCAAGAGGTAATGCGGAGGCTAAAGGCGTGGATGATGCTATAGCTGAGGTTGCGGGTAGTGACCCTAAGCTTTACGCGTCTATCCTTCAAGACTTGCATGCTGACCCTGACCCTGTAAATGCCAGTAATGCTAAGTCTAAAGTTATGAAATATGCGGCGCAAAGGGGTATTACACCGCTCAGCACTCAAACTGAACAAGCGAAAATTAGCAAGCTTAAGGCTGAGGCTGTGAAGGATTTAAGGGGTGGTGAAGACCCTGCTTTAATAAAAACTACCAAAGCTTATATGAACGCTTCTCAAGAAGAGCGTGATATTATGGACAGATTCGGTAAAGTGTATGATAAAAATATGCAAAGAGACGCTAATGGGAATTTAGTTCCCATCGCGGGTGCTGTGGATTCTTTAGCTAATATAGAAAAGGCTAAGTCTACTGGCAGAGAAACAGGAAAAGCCAACGCTGCATTTGTAGCTAAAGCTCAACAGAATTTACCGCAAGTATTGGATAGTGCGCAATATTTAAGTGAGCATTTAGACGCGGTCTTAGACCATCCTGGCAAGAAATATTATGTAGGAAAAGGCGCGTTGCTTCCTGTTGTTCCCGGTACTAAACAAGCTGATTTTAAAGCTCGGATGGAACAAATTAATGGCGATGCATTCTTACAAGCTTACGATACATTAAAAGGTGGTGGTCAAATAACAGAGATAGAAGGCGAAAAAGCTACTAAAGCAAAGAATAGAATGCAAAGGGCGCAAAGTGTTAAGGATTTTGATGATGCAGCAAAAGAATATAAAACTATAGTAAAACAAGCTACAAAACGCGCTATAGATGCAGCGCGTGGTAATACCGTTGGCGTGGAGAATGTAGATAGAACTGTAGAAAACGTTCCTGATAAAGTAATGCCAAAAAGATTAAAGTATAACCCAGCAACCGGAGAGTTTGAATAATGCCAGTTGTAGAAGTTTATGGACAAGAATTAGAATTTCCTGACGAAATGCCACCAGAGCAAATAAAAGCTGTTCTGCAAAAGAAATTCCCTACTCCAAAACCCGTTGTTGATGTTCCTGAACCTGCTAACCCAGTAAACGATATGATGGCAGGTATTATAAAGAGCTTGGCTGGAAGGACGGGAAGGATAGCGACAGGGATAGCCGCGTCGCCATTAGATTTGCCTGTAATGGTGGGTCAATCAGCGTATGACGCGACTAGGGGTGTCCAACAAGCTATGGGTGCTGATGTTGCCCCTGCTTATAAAATTCCATTGCCAAGTGAAGGTGCAAAACAGTTATATGATATGGCGACCAATAACGCTGGAAAAGTAAATGGCGAAGTTCCTGGGATAGATCAAGCTGCTGAAATAGTTGCGCCACTAGGTGCGGCAGCTACTAAAATAATACCAGCTGCAGCAAAGCAATTAGTGCCTAGGGCGCAAGGAGCTGTTAGGTCTTTAGCTCAAAGGGCGCAAGAATTAGGTGTTCCTTTAAGAGTAGATCAAGTCGCGCCTTCAAGGGCAATTAATACAGCACAAAAAATTAGCCAAGAAATACCTTTGAGTGGTGTTGATACTTCTGAAGCTAATCAAATGCAAGCGTGGAATAAAGCATTAGCAAAAACTTTAGGACAAGATGCGGACAATCTTTCTCCTGAAATTATTCAAAAATTCCGCAAAGATGCGGCTATTAAATTTAGCAATACGCTAACAGGGCAAAACATTAATATAGACCCTTCTGATGTATCGAAAATAAAGAACATTGCACAAGTAGCTCCTAATAGCCTTGGTGCTGATTCTTTGGCGATAGTTAATAGTAATATTAAACTGGCATTACAGGATATTAAAAACGGTGTAATGCCTGGGGAAAAGCTAGCTAATATACGTTCTACATTCCTAAATAACGCTATTGACGCAGAGGGTGGTGCAAAAAAGTTTATAGGGAAAATTGTAGATACAATTGATGATATAGCTGCAAAAAACATTACTCCTGAAAAAGTAGAGTTATTAAAAACTGCACGAAAAGAATGGCGTAATTACAGAACTGTAGAGCCTTTGCTTGAGAAATCGACGGATGGGAATATCAATCCAGTTGAGCTTCTTAACCGTGTAAAAGGAAGTAAGTATATAAAAGCTTCACAAACAAAACTAGGTGATGACGAATTAGTAGATTTAGCTAGAATAGGAAAACAATTTTTAGTTAAAAAAGGTGGTTCCGATACTTTCCAAAAAGCTTTAGGTGCTGGTGGGGTTGGTGGACTTGCTACAGGGTTACTAACTAATCCGGCGTTAGCTTTGCAAGGGGCTGCTTTGGCTGGTACAGGTATGGTAGCTAACAGAGGATTGCAAGGGCTGAATAATTCACTTACAAATATAGCATTAACACCGCGTAAATTTGACCCTCAATTAGGCTCTTTATTAACGGCGTTAACGGCATCATCATTAAATAAAATAGGAGAATAAATATGAAAAAACCAAAGAAAATAAAAGAGCCTAAAACAAAACAACAAAAGAGCCTAGCTAAGAAAATAGCAAGCGGTTTAACTCCTGGTAAAGCAAAAAGGAGGTAGTTATGCCACTTAAAAAAGGCACCTCAAACAAAGTAGTTTCATCTAATATAAAAACTGAAATAAAATCGGGAAGACCTCAAAAGCAAGCAATAGCTATAGCCTTGTCTAAAGCTGGGAAATCTAAAAAGAAAAAGAAGAAAAATGGATGAAAAACTTTATGACGTTCTTGCTGCCTTAATCCAAAAAGCAGCTAATAACCCTGACATTGCTATGGCAGACCTTCGTGGGGAAGCTGGGCAAGATGGGAGAGGCATAAAAAGGCTTAAGATAGTCAATGGTGAATTAATTGCCCGTTATACTGATGGCGCGACAGAAAACCTAGGCTTGCTTCCAAAAGGTGAGAAAGGCGATAAGGGGGATTCGATTAAAGGCGACCCTGGTTTATCGATTAAAGGCGACCCTGGGGATGTGGGATTAGCCGGTAAAGACGGGCGTTACGTAAAAGAAATTAACGCTAATGCCGATGGTAATTTAATATTTACCATGAGTGATGGCGAGCAGATATTTGTAAAACTTCCCGAATCAAAAACTGGTGGTGCTAAAAGATGGGGTGGCGGCGGTACTACGAAGGTTTACGTAGATAATGCAATAGCTGCTGCTATAGCTGGTTTAGGTGATGTATACGTACCTTATACGGGAGCTACTACAGATCTTAATCTAGGCGTTCATAGTTTAATAGCGCACACCATTCTCCCAGACGCAACAGACGGTCTTAATATTTACGCAGCTAATGGCACGACACAAATAGCCAATTTAGGCGCGGCTAATACTGCTAATGTAACTTGGTACGGAAGCCATAATTTTAACACTGCAACAGCAAATACTGTAGCTTACTTTGGTGCTAGTAAAACCCTTTCATCTATAACCTCAGTTAATAGTGCGGTGTTGGTGACTAATGGAAGTGGTGTACCTTCCCTATCAACTACATTACCTAATATAAATATAGGCACTCCAACAGCCGGAGTATTAACAAATTGTACTGGATTACCCCTAACAACAGGTGTGACTGGTGTATTACCTATAGCTAATGGAGGCACTAATACTAATAGCCAAGTTGCTAACGGTATATGTTATTATGACGGTTCTAAAATAACTACATCCGCAAACGCCTCACTTAGCTTTATTGCTGGTGATGTGGATATGCTTATCACACATCCTAGCGTTAGCGGGACAGCGTACGAGATTGCAGTTACTTCGAGTTCTTGCCAATACCTTATGGCTTTTAATACTGTGTCTGCTTTCCAGGGTATATGTGGAACAGCGGCAACGGAAAATTACTGGACGCTAAGTACTCAAGGTATGGGGTTATCAGTTAGCGCGGCTGCTTTGTGGTTTGGTACTACAAGTAATGACGACCTTAAACTTTACCGCAACAACACAGAAAGGCTAAGGCTAACAAGCACAGGTGTTTATGTGCCGGATTTATTATCGGTAGGCTCTTCCTCTCTGACAATCAATGCAATGACTAGCGGCACGTCTCTCATTCAAGCGAACGTAAAGTTAATTGTTGATTACAATACCAGTTCAGGGGTGAATAATTATTTTCTAGGCTCTGGTAATGATGGCGGACTACTACAAGTCTTTGGTTGCTCTAATACTTTAGCTTCTCCCACCGCTATAACAACAAATGGCAGGTTAGGTGGACTGTTCGGTAGGGGTTATGCGGCTACAGGATATAGCAACGCCGTGGCAGCAATGCAATTTTATGCAGAATCAACCTTCACCGACACAAGCACACCGACATATATTACATTTTCGACTACTGCCTCAGCGGCGATAACCAGGCGGGAAGTGGCGCGATTTGACTCGAGGGGTGCTTTGCTTTTTGCTGATGGATTAGCGGACGGTATAGGTTTTAGAGGTTCTTTAGGTAGTTATTCGATTCAGTACTACAATGATGGCTCAAGGTATCCTCTTAGGTTTGTTGGTGCAAGTGACGCCGGTACACCAAGATGGTTTGAGTTTGGTAACTACACCTCAGATACTTATGGTGGCACTTGGAACGCAAAGGTTTCAATTAATTCTGTTACGGCTTACACAACGATAGGAACCGTAGCAACGGGTCCGTGGCCTGTAAGCACGACATATGCACTTTTTGGCAATACTGCATTAGATCAAACCAATGCTGGCAATTACTCAATGGTGGTATCAGCAGGTGGAGAGTTGAACCTTAACAGGCCGACTGGACAAACTATCTACATGCGCGAAAATAACGGCGCGACATCACAGCTCACAGTTTTAACTGGTGGTAAAGTTGGTATTAACGTTAACAGTCCAGCCAATTACTTAGATGCCTGGAATAACGCAAATAGTGCGGTTTACAACGAAGTCGGCCGGTTTGTGGTTACAAATAACATTTTTGGCACGAATTATTCTAGGCTTACTATCGGTCAAAACGCTACAAATGTTATGTTTATTGAGGCTGCTAACCAAAGTAATACTAAGGGTAATATACTTTTGCAACCGTTTGGCGGCTCAGTAGGTATTGGCCTGACTTCTGTAAGCGGTGTATTCCATGCTAACCAGATTTCAGGAGCGGCTGTTGCTATTATTGGGAGCAGTGACGGCGGAGCAAATAACGACACTTTACAATTCCGCTCCGCATACTCTGGCCTTGCAAATTCATCTGATATTACCGCTTCAATTATCGGCGCACCTAGCAACGCCGGTGGTAGGGTAATATTCAACACATCCCAGAATACTACTGGTACATTAACCGAAAGAATGAGAATAGATGATACTGGTTTGGTTGGTATCAACACATCAGGAGCAGCTTGGAGGCTTGTGGTCAACGAAAACGCAGGATATTCGAGTAGGGCGGCAAACCCATTGCCTGTACAGGTGGCAATCCAATCTGGTAATTCCGGCTATCTTAAAATGGGGAATTACTACACCGGCGGCGTAGGAACTTGTTCAACGATACAGTCTACTGACTTTTTCAGCGGCGCAGATCATGGATGTAATTTATTATTAAACCCTTTGGGTGGAAATGTTGGAATTGGCGAGGCCGACCCTAATTTCACCCTTGTCGCTAGATATACGGGTTCAGCCGCGCAAATATCGGCGCGATATAATGGGACAGTTCCTTCAGATTATAAAGAGTTATTGATAGGGTATGATATTCCAAGTGGAAATGGGTTTGGATGGATTCAAGGAGTAGCCAACGGTATAGCCTATACACCTCTTGTGCTTCAACGATATGACGGTAATGTAGGTATTGGCAAAACAGACCCGCAAGAAAAATTAGATATGAGCACAGGTAAAATTCGTTTTTATTCTAGTACAGATTATCAGAACGTTTTTGCTAATACTTGGGGGATTAATGTTTTTACAAACAAACTTACAGGCAGTGGATTGCGCTTAGGTGAAATAAATGGAAACCTTGGCCTTTATAGCGGTGATGGTGCTACTTCATATCATTTAGGTTTGTATGCTCCTTCTGGATATAACGTGTATTTAGCACCAAACAACACGGTTGCTATGTCATTAGATAGCAACGGGAACGTAGTAGCTGGGGCGACTTCCGCATTATCCACTAGCGCAACAAATGGTTTCTTTTACTTGCGTACTTGTGCGGGAACGCCAACAGGAGTACCTACTGCATATAGTGGTCACGTAGCTATGTTATATGACACAACAAACAATAAACTATGGTGTTACAATGGTGCGTGGAAAGGTGTTGTGTTAAGTTAACATTTACAATAACTGGTATTTATACTATAACAATTAAAAGGAGAATAACATGAAAGATTATATCGATTTAGGCGAAGGTAAATTCACAGAAGTTACTACTGTTGAAAGGGAAGTATTAGCGTCTGAGGTTGAGGCTAGTTTGGCTAACGAAGTAGCCCAGATTGAAAGACAAATCCTATCCCTACAAACAACACTGGCAGAAAAGCGCAAAAGTCATACGGACTTTGTGGCTAAAACAAGAAAAGGAGCTTAATTAATGACTACATCTTTATCATTAACCGTTACTCAACGCCTGCAACTTGCAAACGCTGTCGTGCCCAAAGAAGGTAGCTTAATCGAGCAATTAGGCGTAAAGGAAATCTTAAACAAAGTACAGGTTACACAAGAAGATTTAGACAGCATAGGCCATGTTCTTATTCAAGATGAAAAAGGCAATATAGTAAAAGACCAGATTGATCTTAATAAAGACAAAGCAAGCGCGAAAGAATACGACTTTAGCGAATCTCAAATACAGATCTTAAAGAACGCAGTAAATAAGTTAGACAGTGAAAAGAAGATTATTCTAACTATTTTGGATTTATGTGTTGCTATAAAAGACAGTTCACCAAAGAAAGAAGGTGACTAATGGCCAAAGCGATAGAAAATCGTGTAGATAATTTGGAGCGTTCTGTAAAAAATATGGAGCAATCCCAGAAAGTTTTTGAACATAAATTTGATGAACGTGGACAAAAACACGAGAAGTACGCTCAAGTCATGGCGGAATATACTTCTGATTATCTACGGTTTTCTGAGGCTAATACAGAACTAGCAAAGACAGTAGCTAGGCAAAACGAAGAGATTACTAGGATAAAGACTGAAGCCGCATTTTCTACCCTAGCGATTTCAGAGTTTAAAGACTTAGGCAAGAATATCTTAAACCGCATGGATTCTATTGAAAAGACTATAGCGGCCATGGTGGTTAGGGATAGCACACTTAAATGGGTTGCTAAGTTTGTTTTGCAAGCGTTTACTTTCGCTGGTATATTAATAAGCATAATACAGTATTTTTTTAAATGAAAATATCAATCTCGAAAAACTTCACTATAGACGAAGTGCAACGCTCGCAATATGCGCGTGATAACGAATTAGACAACGTCCTGCCATCTATCTATTATATGAATGCTATAAGGCTAGCTAACAACATCTTAGAGCCTATACGGGAACGCTACGGCGCATTCTCTCCGTTATCTTGGTACAGAAAACAAAAGGTAAACGAAGGTGTAGGCGGTTCAAAGAATAGTGACCACATAACAGCTTGTGCAGCAGATATAAGGCATCCTAAAGTATCTAATATGGAATTAGCAGAGTGGATAAGAGATAACCTAGAATTCAAACAGTTAATTCTAGAGCCAACGTGGGTACATATAAGTTATGTGTTGGGAAATAAAGACAAACAGGTATTGACTAAAGTAGGTGGTGGATACGTTCCAGGATTGATAACCACCCCGTAGTTGCCCAGAGGGGGTGGCCTTTCTAACAATAAGAAGTAATATATTAATACCACATTCCCTTGCTAAAGCAATAATTTTATGTTAATTTTATGAGTACGGCTAGAACCCGTATTTTTAATTAATTAGATAGGTATTTTATGTTAATAAAGATTGCTAATGCGCCTTATTTTGAAGGTAGTAAAAATTCTTTTATTATTTTTGATAATGTTTCAACTATACTTTCTTGTAAAACCTCTCCTACAGAACATTCCAGTAACGAAGATTTGTTGTTTTTTTTAAATCTTCCCCACGAACAAGATGACATTGTAATTGAAATATTTAATTATGAACGCATTTCTTTTCTGGGCGGTTTAGAAATATATAAAACATCTCCTATAATGGATACAAACATTCCAACTAATGAACATTTAAGTGAAAATAAAGTATATCTGACAAATAGTATTATTTTTGAAAGAGATGGTAAACGCCATATTGCTAGATTTGATACTATAGCTTATATTTGTAATGACGAAGGTAAGACATTAGAAAAGTGTTTTGCAGGAGGGATATTGCATAAGTCATAGATTTATGCTAAATTTATATTAACAGTAGCCGCTTCATCACAAGTGGCTCATCTTATGGGGATTATATGAAAGAAAGACTTACACAAGCATCATCATACGCAGGTATAGCGGCAACTACTGCATCAGTATTGCCAACACTAGGAGTAGCGCAGCCTTATGTAGCTGTAATTACGGCTATCTTTGGCGCAATAGCGTTTTGGTTGAAGAAATAACCATATCGAGCATATCCTCGTAATGGTAGATAAAACCCCGCAAGCCTATCCTTGGAAGCTCAAACCGTCGGGGTTACTCCTTAGCCTTTATCGGCATTATTCCAGTACTTTCTATTAGTTCTGGTGTTATCATCTCACTAACGCACGATTGGCAATAAACACGTCTTTTATCATCTTTTACTATCATTATAGTGTTATAAGTTTCTCCGTGTTTTGGACACTCGTATTTAGTAATTCCAAGTGTACCTATTCCTATCTTTCCATTGCTAGTATAAATATTATCTTTTGTAATAACTAAACAATCTGAATTATATTCTGTTGAACTAAATTCTGTTATTTCTAATTTAGGTGTTTCTGTCATAACTACTCCTTACTAGTTTTCATTTGTCCATAATTTCCAAACCTCATATACTATAAGTACTATTATGACTGCTGTTATAGCAGCAAAACCTACAGCGCAAGCCCAGTTAATAAGATTTAATGGTTGCATACTAACTCCATATCCAGCATATACCTGATATAATCATACCCGTTATACTTAAAACAACAGGGATAAAAGCTAATTTATGTAATTTGTTTTTGCTCATAGCAATGCCAAACCACACCGCTAAAAATGGAAAAATTAATATCCAAAACGTATAAAAGAACTTCTCAGGCATTATCTTTCTCCTTTCTTGCTTCTAGCATTGCGGTTGCTATATCATAACACCATTCAGCGGCTGCATCATGATTAGGTATATCCTGATTATCAGAAACTACATTTACCCATGCTACAGGGTTTTGTATAAGTCCCTGCATAGCCGCTATAGCTATTTCGTCTCTAAGTGTTTTTTTCATTATCGCCTCCTAATGATTCAATCACCGTTACTGTATAGTCGCTAGGACAAGCTAAATCTGATTCAAATATTGCCAATGCATCTCTTGCATCCGGTGCATCAATTACTATTGTTAGTTGAACGCCTTCTCTATGTGCGCTTAATAAATATTTCATAAATTACCTCTTATACCTCACCCACCCAAAACACCTAACTAACACAAACGTTAATAAGATAGTAGGGTAGTATACTATTAACCTAGATAAAACCGTTTTAATCATTACACACTTATACATGTATTCTACTAAATATATATCGGCCTCTAACCTGCTAAATTTATGATTACTATATAGGCTATCGTGATATGCACATGCATAACTAAAGTTTTTCTCAAACCATTTACGTAGGTTTCCTATATCTGGTATGCTACAATATCTCATTTAATAGCTTCCTCCCACTCCCTACGTGATATTTGTTGTAAATGTATTTGATAATCCTTTTTCCAGTGTATTATGTCAATTATCATGCCGCCGCTTGCGCGTAAAAAATAGAAGTTTCCTGAGTTATCTGTATAATAATATTGACCTTGCGCACCATATAATGGATCGGAATGCAGTTTTTTATGCTCTTCCCTTAAATGCAACCTATCATGGTATAATTTTTCACGTTCTAAAGCATTTTCAGCTTCCAAAGCTTTAATTTTAATTTGCAGTGTTTGTATTTTGTTTAACACAATATCAAGCAGCGCCGATTCTGCCAAGTCATCTAACTCTATACCTTCGATAACTTCTAATAATTTTGCTCTCATAATATACCTAACTCCTTTAGTGTGGCTTTGCCTATTTTACCACTATCATTATGCACACTGCGGTAAAGGTTCGATTCGTTTTCTAATTCATTTCTAGAAAGCCGTATTTCTTTCATATTCTATTCCTCTCTTTCCGGCATAAAGAATGCTTTTCCGTTGCGTTGGATTATTTCTATAGTTTTTTCGCCACAAGAAGGAAATTGAATAGAATCAAGTAATATAACTTCTGGTTTACTGCCGTCCTCCCCTTCCCAGCTATGGCGACCAATCACTTTAAATACGCGCTCTATATCATCCATAGAGTATAATGTTTTTACTACATCCTCCACTTGCGGCTTAAGCATTTCGTGGCAGTGGAATAAATAAAATTCTTTTCCTGTATATCCACATCCAATTGCATTAGAAGGGGTAAAATTAAAAGGGAAATCTTTATTGTTGTCATAGAATAATTCACAAGATTTATGCTTGTCTGTAAAGCGAAATTGAAACTCTCTTGCCATATATGCAGCTTTTATCGGGTCATCGTAATAATATCTCATATCTCTATTCCTTATATTGGTGGGTGGTTGTGAGTTGTTCTTTAGTTCGTTTATAATCCATGCACATTTCGATTATTGCCAAGCGTATTTTATTAGGCAATAGAAATGCGCCATCTGCAAAATCAACTAATTCTTTAAGCTTATCGCTCAAATCATCCCCTTTTTGAGCATCAAGCTCTTTTGTATCTATCATGGTTATTTACCTTTAATACTTTCTGCAAATTTATCAGCACCATAATGGCCTTTCACAAGTTCGGCTATTTCTTCTGCAGTGTAAGTATCATCTAGATTTTTTCCCACTTGCTCAACAAACATTTTAACACCAACAGCACAAGCGCCTGTTAGCCCTCTATATATCCCTATCCATTCCTTACCTGTAGTAGATTTGGGGATAACACCCTCAAATTTCGCTACCACTTTATAGATTAGATCTTGCTGCGCTTTAGCAATAGTTTCACCATGCGCGGAATTTCCTCTATCATCACTGACAATAAATAAAATTACACCATCGTCTGTTTTAACTTTCTTAACGCCATTTCTAATAGATATAACTCTGGAAAATATATTATCGGTAAAATCAACATGTACCCATTTATTATTTTCTACGATATACCAACAATCTGCTTTTAGCTTAGTTCCGTCAATTATATCAGCTTTACCGCCTATGGGCATAACAACGCCATCTTTCTTAATATATTCAGATGCCATTATCAGATTGCCCTTATCACCTTTTACTGCGGCACGATATCCTACAGCCGTACAAGCGCTATAGTCACCGGAGGAAGCTGCTTTACTATAGTTACCGGAGGAAGCTGCTTTACTATAGTAACCGGAGGAAGCTGCTTTACTAGAGTTACCGGAGGAAGCTGCTATACTATGAACACCGGAGGAAGCTGCTATACTAGAGTTACCGGAGGAAGCTGCTTTACTATGATCACCGGAGGAAGCTGCTTTACTATAGATACCGGAGGAAGCTGCTATACTATGAACACCGGAGGAAGCTGCTTTACTATGAACACCGGAGGAAGCTGCTATACTAGAGTTACCGGAGGAAGCTGCTTTACTATGATCACCGGAGGAAGCTGCTATACTATGAACACCGGAGGAAGCTGCTATACTATGATCACCGGAGGAAGCTGCTTTACTAGAGTAACCGGAGGAAGCTGCTTTACTAGAGTAACCGGAGGAAGCTGCTATACTATGATCACCGGAGGAAGCTGCTTTACTATAGATACCGAAGGCAATATTTTTGGCCTTTTTGCTAAGTTCTTCAAAATGCGTCGTTGCTATGTTAAAAACATCTGCTAACGCTTCAATTTCTAATTCAGCTTGTGATAATTTTTTTACCATAATCTACCTATTTATTACTATTGCTTCCAAAGGAACTACCCTTCTTGCATCTTCTCTTTCTCGCCAACTCTCATACTTAATTTGTATAAGCTTAAATAAATGGCCTGTGCTATATACGCATGAAGTGAATAAGCCAGTCTTAAACGCCAGGCTGTCATCACCATCACCCTTTGCTATAGCTACACTAGCACCTACTACATTCGTTAGTGAGGCTATAAGCATTATACCAGGCCATATTAGTTCTTTATTACGGGACATACATTTATTTTTATGGTCAGTGAGGCAGGATTTGAACCTGCGATCTCTTCGTTCCAAACAAAGCGGATTACCAAACTTTCCTACTCACTGATATATTAAATCCTCTCTAAATTATCTTTGTAATCGTTCACTAGTTGCCATGTCTTATAGCGTTCTAATAACTCTTTAAAACGCGCTTGGGCATCATGTATAACGTAATGCAATGGGACGACCCACCTATCGCAAGATTTTGTACTTAAGCCTTTACCTTCCACACGCAACAAATGATGTGCTTGTACACCGTATGTTGAGCCAGTAATAATGCAAGGCTGCTGGCTGACAAATTGCCTATGTATTTTACTTCTTATTTTCACTGACACACACCGCTTGTTTTTTTCCGCATTTCTTACATACCCGCTCTTTTATGGTTAGCAAAAAAGAATACTCCCAATCTTTGAGTAGTTTCCATTTATCATACCTATGCCAAAAACATTTCATAATTAAAACGGTATATGATCATCTAAAGGGGCTGCTTGATCTGTATTTTTGTCTTTCGGTTCATACAACGAAAGCAACACCGTATCTCTATCATCTTGAGTTGGAAGGCCAGCAGGATTAAACGTTCTATCCAAAAGGATAAAAGGTTTACCGTCCTTTTCCATTACTACACCAACATTCTTAAAACGGTTTTTAGTTTCTCCGTTCTTTTGGTATGTTCCCGTAGTTGCTACTATATCATATTTTTTTGTCATTATTTTCCTCAATTTCATTTATTGCTATATTTATTAAATTAGATAATTCTTCTAACTGTTCTAAACTTAACGATTCAAAAATTACTTGTCTTTCCCTTCTTATTACAAACCGCGCCGATTTATTAAAGGGTAAAGCTAAGATTTCTATTATAGTTTGTCTTCCAAAGGCGTCTATAAATTCTATCACTGGTCAAACCTCCCTATTACCTGCAAATGCACCGTATTAATTTCTTTAAATATATCAGGATAAGCCTCGCTATATCTCTTTAATTCTGTATGGTAACTCTCTTGTACTATAGCCAATTCGTTTAAATCCTTACATCCTTTATACGCTAGAATTATTACTTCGGCTTTTTTCTTAGCAGCCTCTATTTTTTGTTCGGGAGTTAAGGCTTTAGGTGGATTAGGTGGATTAGGTGGTACTTGTCTATTATCCTGAGAATCCGCATCTATGCCATCATCTATAGCAAACAATCCGTTTAAAGCATATTTGCGAGCATAAGAAGAAGCGGCGCCTGTTATTTGGCTTTCGTCAAAACCTTTTTTAGTCAACGGTTCTCTAGCGTAACCCTTGCATTCTATCTTATCTTTTTCGCCGTGTAATGTAGCAGTAGCTTCAATATAGAACCTATCGCCAAGAATTATCATGCTATCAGTCAAAAGCAGTGAATAGCCTTCAGGAAGCAATGCTTTTACAGCATCAACTATATCCTCAGCACTGCGGTAATTGTAACCCCCGAAAGTATTCTTCTTGTTCTTTGGCACTGATAAAGTCTTTTGTATGTTGTGTAAAACTGTATGTATAGTCATAATACTCCTCTAAATCTTGTTCCTCATATAACGTGTATTCGCCGTCTTGTTTCATAAATCCTCTTTGGTGGGTGGCCAAAACTGTTGGTGTTATACTGACTGTCCCGCACCACCCATAAAACTTAATTCATCCTCATTTTTTCTATTATAATCAATTCTTGCAAACCAAACTTCATTTCAAATTCTACCTTTTCATAATCGTTAAATAACTTCTTTAATTTATCGTTATGCAATCTTGGTAAAATTTGACTAGCTGCCCTTATAAATTCATATGGATTTTCCATTATAACCCCCAATATGTAGATTCTTGTATTTCATGCTCAGCATTACCGCGCCTATCTCTGATTATCTCCTCTAAAGCCTCAGTATCATCCTCTAGGGAGACGACCAGGTTATCCATGTCTAGCACCATGGTTTCTATGTAATTAGGATTAACCCCCTCTCCAAAGAATCCACTAACTATGTTATGGTCATAACGCATGTCATTATGGCGCGTTACAAATGGCTCAGAGTCACCATCCATAATAATATAATACTTACCTTTAAATGGCATACTTTCAGCTTGTACGTCGAAGATACGCACGCCATCACCAAACGTTTCGTATTCTATGCTAAATAAATAACCGTCAAACTTTTTATCAGTATAATTTTCATCACTACCAGAGGTACAGACAAACATCATACCATTGATATTATTGACTTCAAACACCTGCGACATATTAACCTCGTTATATTTACCTACCAGAGCCATCGCCATAGCCATAGCCATAGCCAGAGCCATAGCCATCGCCATCGCCAGAGCCATCGCCAGAGCCATCGCCAGAGCCAGAGCCAGAGCCAGAGCCAGAGCCAGAGCCATAGCCATCGCCAGAGCCATCGCCATCGCCATCGCCAGAGCCATCGCCATAGCCAGAGCCAGAGCCAGAGCCAGAGCCATAGCCATCGCCAGAGCCAGAGCCAGAGCCATAGCCAGAGCCATCGCCATCGCCATCGCCATCGCCATAGATTGATATTTTATGCTTTATACTCATTGGCCGCCTCTATATTTTTTATAGACTCTTTTGTACATGGGATAATTTCTATAGCTTCAAGCCAGTGAAGCTCAACAGGTGCGCATACTTTACTGTCTTTGTGCAAACCAGCATTAGCAACTTCACTTAATGAAATGCCATTATTAGCTGTTTTCCAATACCAAAGCCTTCTGGCATTCCTAAGTATTACCTCATGTCCTTCCTTTTCTACTACTTCGCCATAATGCACACCAGCACTATACGTACGCACTATTACTTTTTTTCCTACAAAAGAAGAAAGACTTGATTTAGGTGTATTATTAAACAATGCATTTAATTGTTTAATTTCACCGTATGTAAGTTCGTCAATGTTCATTTATTACTCCGTAATATTTACTTGATTTGTCTTTATAACTTATTTATACTGCAGTATATAACTATAAGTCAACTATTATTTTCACTGCAGTAAAAGATTTTTATGAAATTTTCAAATAAATTAAAAGCTTGGTTAATAAAGTATAAGATAAAAGACTCGCAATTTGCGCGTGAAATAAAGGTTTCTCCTTCAATGATAGGTAGATACAAAAATAATATTTCCATGCCTAATTATCATACAGCAAAGAGAATAGCTTTGTTTACGGACTATTACATTTCAATGAATGATATGGGGTTTTGATGAAAAAATACCCTAATATACAACGCGCCACCAAAAGAAAGCGGTGTGTTGTTCCTGTCCTTGAAAACCAAATACACCTAGCAATAGCCAAGTATCTTAATACAGTTATCAAAAGACCGTCTAGGTGGCATACGGTGGAAGTAAGCAATCAAGCTTCAGGTAAAGCCGCAATGTTTCGGCAGGTAGCTTTAAAAGCTCGTGGTGTTGTTACAGGATGGCCTGACATAGAGATATTTTGGCAATACGAAGGTGACGGATGGGGGAAACGTTCTGGTTTAAGAATGATATTTTTAGAAGTAAAAGCCCCTGAAGGTAAACTAACAGAAAGACAAGAAGCCCTTCACGCAGAACTAAGAGAAGATGGTCATGAAGTCCACGTAGTAAGATCAGTAGAGGATGTAGAACGAATCCTAAAGGAGTTAGGTGTAATATGATAAGACGTAAATGCGCTATGTGCGCTTGTGAATTTATCCCATATAATAAAAATCAAATATACTGCAAAAAGAAATGCACCAATAAAGCTTTCCGCATTAGAGAATTAGGTGGTGTTCCTAAACCACAAAAGAAAACCTCTAATGAATATTTAGCCGCAGATCGTAGTGCTTACGATTGGTTACAAGCTTAATTAATTAACAACTAATAATTTAACCTAGAATTATTTTTATAATTACTAGTTGACATGTGTTTTTATTATTTATAGGTTGGAATTATGTTATTAATTTCAACTAATAGGTAATTTATGAAAAAAGAACTAACTGACAATATTTTAGAACTAGAAGACTGGAAATGGGGCTTTTGGTTTGTGACTATATGTTTTTTTTGCGCATCTATGTGGATTGTAGAACTTAAACTAGACATTGAAGAATTGAAATATAAATACCCGAAGAAAGTTATTTGCATGGAGAATTATTGCATTGTTAATAAAACAAAATATTTAAAGGAGATTAGGAATGAGGAATACTAGTTGCACTAAATTACTTGATAAAACTATAGGCAAAAGGGTTGCTATTTTCCGAAAAGGGAAAAACATACTTAGAAAAGATTTTGCTCAAAATATAGGGATTTCTACTAATCAGTTAGATAAGTACGAATCAGGTAAAGATCGCATAGCTATGTCTAAAATGGTTCTTATAGCTAAAGCTCTTGGAGAGAGTATAGACGTTATTTGCGGTTATGAGAAGCCGTTATCAACCGTTGATTTAAATGTACTTGTAGAGATAGGTGAAAACCTAGAGAAAATAGAACCGCAACAGCAAAAGATTTTAGTAGATTTGTCAAGGATAATGGCAACTAAAAAGTTGCAAGACTAAGTATAAAAATAATTTATAATTGAAATATTATATTGCAATTATTTATTAGAAATATACAATACAACAAGTGGGTAAGCAGGGGCTTATAATCTCTGTTACGGGCGTGTTTACGGGCGCGCTCCCCATACCTTTCCGTAAATACCGTAAACAACCCGTAAGGTTAAAGATATGAATATTATAGAATGGCGCGATAATTTACTTGAATCAAATTTAAATTACAAAGCTAAATTTGTAGGCTTAGTGCTTTCTCAATTTTATCGCAATAATCATTGCACCTATCCGTCTATTAGAACACTGTCACAATTATCAGGCTTAACGGTTAATCCAGTGCAAGAAGGAATCAAGGATTTAATAACCTATGGTCACCTTACCCGAACCCAGGTGCGTATGGCAGGGGATAGGTACTTATCGAACGTCTATGTCTTTGTAAATGTTGATAAAGTTTCAAATGTATCGCCACGTGATACATCAAATGATACATCAAATGATACATCAAATGATACATCAAATGATACATCACCACGTGATACTGAAGTAGATAAAGAAGATAAAGTAGATAAAGTAGTTAGTACTACCCCTTTAGTTCTAGATCAAAAAACAGAAATGGAATGGATAAAAATTGCTATGAATGAAAGAAATGTTTCTTTGATGATAGCAACAGATTGGATGCAAGAATTTAAACTATATTGGGAAAGTGTAAAACATTTGAAGAAAGGCAAAAAAACAGATTGGTTATTAACTTGGAAAGTAAATTACAGAAGAAAATACATTCCTTATGACTTGAAAGAGAAACCAAAAATACAAGACGAAAGAGAAACCGTACATTTGAGGAAAATATGATTGATTTAATTAACGTAGATATGGAGGCTTCCGTATTAGGAACTATACTTGCAAACAACGATATTGTTTATAAAGTTTTAGATATCCTGACGGAAGATTGTTTTAGCGAGGGTTTGCATAAAGATATTTACACCTGCATAAAAAAACTTTTAGACGAGGGCGAAAAGGTTAGCGCATTCAGGCTCTACAACAGATTTTCTGCAATATTCAAAGAGGAAAATAAAAGTTACTTAGCGACGCTAGCGTCTCTTGCAAGCCCGATAAGCTTTAAAAGTGATATTAAACACCTAGCAGACCTAGGGTATAGGAGAAACTTAAAACACTTATGCAATATAACCCTTGATAAAATAAATACATTTGACAAAGGCGGGATTGCATGTGCAGCGGAATTAATTACAGACGCAACAAAAATCATTACCGGGACAAGTAGCGCAAGCTCAATTGGCATAGTTGAAGCTATGGATAAGCTATACAAACAAATGGTTTCTGATAAACCAATTTACATGGCAAAAACTGGCTTGAGGCTTTTAGATGAAGCAATGGGAGGTGGTATACAAAAAGGCCGTGTATATGCATTTATGGCAGCCCCTAAGTGTGGCAAGACTATGCTTGCAACCATGATAAGCAACAATCTTAACGATGCCGACCACAAACATGTTTTTGTTTGCGCTGAAATGGGTTCTAATGAAATATCCCAAAGAATGTTAGGGCAAAAATTAGATGTGCCTGCCTGCGCGTTTATGACTAAAGATAAAGCTTTAGTTGTTAAAGCTGGAGAGGCAATAGGTAAGTTAAAGCATAATGTTATTTTTGAAGATGTACCAGGCGTAGAGTTTGACCATTTAAAAACTTTAATAGAGTTGCATGTATACAAAAACAAGATTGAGGGTTTTATTTTGGATTATTACCAGTTGGTATCTGGATGTAAGAAAGGGGAAACGCAAGCACAACACTTAGAAAATGTAGCTAACTGGGTTCATAGGGTATGTAAACAACATAATATCTGGTGTGTTTTGTTAGTCCAAACCAATGATGAACAAAAAGTATTAGGTAGTAGGGGGCTTAATCGCGCATGTGACCAAGGTTATTTAATTGAAAGGCCGCTTGATGAACAAGGAGACCCAGTGGGGAATGGAGTAGCTCTCAAGCTTAGATTTTCACGTTACACCAAAACTATAAACCTAGGCTCAGTATCGCAACCTTATTTAGAGATTCACAAAAATGGAACGCACTTTGAAGAAAGATGCTGGTAATTGGCAGAAATTAGATACTGTTTTAGATAAATTATTAAAAGAAATAGAGAATAAACGGGAGCAAGTTAATGAAACTAAAGATAGATTACCAGACCGAATGTCAAAGGTTACGCAGACAGATAGAGGAAATGCATTCTAGATTTTTGTATCAGCAGAAAATAGTTGATAGGCTTTTAACCTACATAGAAAAACAAAGCGGTGGTAAATACATCTCTGGGACTATGTTTAGCAGAGATCATGTCAATATGGATAATTTTGCTATAGATGAATGTGGGAAAGTTTATTATACGAACGGGGATTTTACCTTTGGGGGTTAGAATGGCGTTTAAAACGATTCTAAGGGGGGCTACAGCAACAAGAATGGATTTTAGTATCCGACAGTGTTTAAAACAAGATTGCGTTCCTAGGGCTTTAAAATGAGAAATTTAACAAAGAGGATTATATGACTAAACATTATTTACCAAATGGCGATGAATTGAGGGTTTGGAGTTTTTATAAAGTTAGGAAGGGCAAAAAGATATTTATCCATTGGATTGGTAAAAATTCAGAAGGAAGGGATTCGGTTGTGGGTGTTATTGAAGGTTCAATTTTGCCCCTGCAATGGTTTATAGATGGTAAACGATTTAAAAACGAGCTATCCGATTGTGATATAATCAGCCTATGGAAAGAGGAAAGCAAGATAGATGTTACAGAGGAAATAATAGATATAGCTAGAAAAATATATTATCACCACGGAGGCGATGAGGCCGAATCGTGGGAAGCAGCCTTAGAAGCTGTATTTACTCATATAGCCAGTAATTCGAGAAAATTGAATAACTCAATCTTTGACAGCTTCTCACCTGAAAACCCTATACTTGACGAACAAAAGCAAGGGGAGTGGATAAATCATAATGGTAATGATACACCTAAAAATATAATAAAATCTAACTTTGTGGATATTAAATTTTTAGGAGGACGTGAATTATTGCATGTATCTCCATTTAATTATCAGTGGGAGAATTGGATTCTTCCTGAGGAGAAAGGACACGAACATATAATCGCCTATAGAATAATACCAGAGCAAACAGAACCTAAGAAGCAAACGTTATTGCAATATTTTTATCCACCGTTAGATACGGTAGAAATTAAAGAATATAAACTAATTAGCAAAATCAGCGAATATATAGAGCTACATTTAGAGCAATCCAAATGACATACGCTTCAGACAAACAACTAATAGAAGATGCAATTATTCCAGCTTTATTAGCTACTTTACTAAAGATGCATTTTAACAATACTAACAACGATGAGATAAAAGAAGCATTACAAATTTGTCAAGAAGAGGTAGAGAAGTCCTTCTCCACCCGTGACCCTAAACGTAGGGCTAGATTGTATAACCGTATGGATAGGTTTGTACGTAAGGTAGGTTCGTACATGTGTAAAAATAAGTTTTGCACACGTAAGTATTTATTAGCAGTTACAGGATGGGCGACAAGTCTAGTAGAGGCAGGGGGTATAATTATATCTGATGAAATTTACCAAGTATTAGACGCTTTAGGGAGTGTAATAAATAAAGGTTACGAGACTATAGAAGATTTCGACAAGATAGATGCAAGCGCATTAAATCATGTTTCCCCATTACATAAATTAGCGCAAGATGAAGGATATTTTATATAAATCATATAGTTAATGTGGTATAATAAAATAATTGATTATTTGTTGAAATAACCCTTGACGGCGTCAAGAA